TGGACAAGTCGAGCGTCGAGTCTAACCTGACTGTGAGGGAGGCGTTGAGGCTTCTCTCGGCCGTGTTGGCTGGCGAAGTCTCTGGCGGCGGCACGACCACGATCACGTTCCGCAGCACCGACGACACCAAGGACCGCGTCGTCGCGACCGTGGACTCGAACGGCAACCGCACCGCAATCACCTACGACAAGAGCTAGCCCACCATGGCGTACAACCCGCTCCACTATTTCCCGGACGGGTACTTCAACGCCGACTACTTTGGCAACGGTGATGGCGGGGAGGCTCCGGTCTCGTTCACCGCCTCGGCGACGTCCTCGGCAACGGCCAAGGCATCGCTCAGAGCGGCGGCAGCCTCGCTCTCAACCTCGGCCGGAGCGAGCCCAGCCTCGCTCTCCACTGCCACCGGAGCGGCGGCAGCCTCGTCCGGGGCGGCCTCGGCAGCTGTCAACGGGGAACTTGCGGGGAACGCGATCGCGGCCAGTGCCGCCAGCGCCCGGCTCTCCACAGCGGTCTCGGCCTCGGCAAGCTCACCGGCAACTGCGGCAGCAAGCCTCAAAGTCGTCACCACAGCCGCCGCCATCTCGAACGCTAGCGCAGGGGCAGCCCTCAGCACCACGGTCTCGACCTCCGCAACCACGGCATCATCTGCCGGCGCTCGCCTGGTCTCGGTGGCCAGCGGTGCAGCTGCAACCAGCACCTCAACCCAGGCTGTAATCGGTACAGCACTGCCGGCGAGCACGGCGGCCGCTGGGTCGGCAGCCACCGAGCTACGCTCAGGGTTTGGCGCGGCCGCAGCAGGGGTGGCGCAAGCCGGGGTCAAGCTCAGGACCGCCCTGGCAGCTGCTGCAGCTACAGCTCACCAGGTCTCGGCGACACACAGCGCACAGCTCGCGACCGCCTCAAACAGCCTCGGCGACGCGGTGCCGGCGCAGCCTTCGAATGAGATCCTCTGGGCAGCTGCCGTTGCCTCGGTCGGCTCGGCCAGTGCCAGGGTCTCTGCCTCCTTGGCTGCCTCCTCCGTAGCCGCGGGTTCGACGCAGCCGGCCGTTGCAGAGGTCGTGAAGGAGCGCGTCGAGTGGTGGCGCAGAGAGCCGGTCAGCTACAGCGCCGAGATGTACAGACTGGTGCCCAGCTTCCTCAACTTGGACAACCCGCTTGGCGATGTGATTGACCACCACTACGAGTACGAGATCCTGCCCAACGGCAAGAAGATCCCGGCCAAGCCGCGCACGATCCCGTACCCGCAACGGTAGTAGTGCGGACACCTTGTGTGGTAAAAGTTCACAGTGGGTATGTGTGCCGCCGCTGGGCGTGCTAGCCGGAGGAGTTGAGGATGAGCAAGGAGATCGTGATCGCGCCCGAGAACAAGCGTAGAGGCTGGCGAGCGCTCTGGCTGGGCACTCTGCTGCTCACGCTCGCGAGCCCGGCGTTCGCGCTCACGCAGACCGTGGTGGTCCCTGCCGGCGACAGCCCGATCGAGGTCGTGCCCGAGAACGCCGGCCGCTACGCCTTCACGGCTCAGATCGCCAGCGGTGCGCCGGCCAACTCCTCGGCCATCTGCTCGCAGACCAGCTCCAGCATCAACGAAGGTACTTCGTTCCCGCTGACGTCGAGCGCGCTCACGCTGAACAACAAGTCAGCGCTCTGGTGCCGCAGCAAGAACGGTGCACCACTTACCGTAACCTACCAGCTGGTTCTCTCGCGCGCGTCGTCGGTCAGGGCTACGGTCTCAGCCAACACAAACACTGAGGTTCTGCCCGAGGACTACACGCGCAAGAAGGCGACCGTGATCAACTCCGGTGGCCAGGCTGTCTCGTGCGGCTACGAGTGCCCGATGTCTGGCACTACCACGAACGTGCCTCTGGCAGTCGGCTCTACGACACTGCCAGCAGGTAGGATGGAGTTTCTGTCCGGTCTACCTGTTTGCTGTTATGCCGGCAGCAGCACCGAAGTCGTGGTCGTCGTCGAGAAGTAGACCATGCTCAACGTCGAACCACCGTCCATGATGGGGGTGAACAGGTTCTGCGACCTGCTCAACTCACCTGCGGTCGGTCTCACCGACGACATGGTGGACCTGTCCAACTTGGAGTGCAGCGTCTACATCGAGATGAACGACTTCGCCCCTAAGACCAGGGTCCACTTCAGGGACCGCAAGACCAAGTTCAGGTCCGTCGTGATGGTGTCGGCGGACTTCATCGGCAGGGTCACAGAGGGGCAGGTTCGAGGGCTGGTGGAGCGTGCCTACTTTGCCGCACTGAGCAACCAGCAAGGTTCCGTGATGGTGCCTCAGCAAGAGGTGGCCCCGTTCGTCCAAGGTGTCGTCTCCGAAGCCATGGTGTCCGTGTTCACCGGCCAGCTTTCACAGTAGTAACTGTGACTTGTCTCGATGTAGACTCAGGAAGTGTTCCAGGGCCAACCCTGGCGGAGGATGATGTTGATGGCGAGGCCGGTGAATGAAGTTGGGGTCCGGGACCTGGTCGGACTTGTTGCACGCGTACCTGACCCGCGACAGACGGCTACGCTCAGACCGAAGCTTGCGGCGTACATGGCAGAGGTTCAAGCCCAGGAGCCTACCCCTGAGCGCCTCCAAGAGATCCTGGCTGACCTCAAGACAAACGACGCCGTCAAAGCGGTGGTCGAAGCGCTCGGAGGGGGGATGACGTCGGGCCGCTACCTGGCCTCCGTGCTCCGCTACCTGATGGAGTTCTGGGATGCCTCCGGCCCGACCGGCGGCGCCGAGAAGCCGATCGCCTCTACGCCGCGGGTGCAGCAGCGCCGCACGGACGAAGAGGCCGTGACCTGGGATCTGATCAACAGGAGCTGAAGTGGCGACGACCCTTTCCATGTCAGGGACAGTGCAGCGCGCCGACGGTGTCAGCATCGTCGATCAGCTGTCCCTGTCGCCGACGAGAAGCGTGACCGAGGATGTTGCCTACACGGTTGTCATCGCCGCCAGCGGCAACCACTCCGTAGCCTTCGGCCCCGTCTCGCCGGCTTCGTTCGTCGTCATCTACGCGACGGCTCAGATCTCGGCCACGTTCACCAACCTGGCCGGCACGAGTCAGGTGATCAAGGCCGACCACTTCATTCTGAGCAACGCCGACATCACCGGCATCAGCCTCACCAACCCGAGCGGGGCTGCAGCGGTGACCGTACGCATCATCCTTGGGGGTGCCTGATGTCTGCAAGTCTGCGCACCACGGGCATGATCCAGCGTGCCGACACAGCTGAGCTTGACGTCGTCGCACGCTTCGATGTCTGGACCGGTCTGGCACAGATTCAGGACCTTCAGATCTCGGTTGCAGCCAACTCCAGCTACACGCTGAGCGGCTTCAGCTCGATCCAGGAGGTGACGGTCCTCGTCGAGCAGACGCTCGTCAATGTGATCGTCAACCCAGGTTCCGGAGCGATCACGATTCCGGTTTCCAAGATGCTCGCCCTGAGAGGGGTGAATCTCACATCTCTGCAGATCGCGAACCCAGGTTCGAGCGCAGTAGATGTACGTCTGATTGTAGGGGGTTGAGGTGGCCAAGAAGATTGAGGAAGGCCACGGAGCCATTGCCTACAACTACCATTACGGCCCCAATTCCAACGGGGTACACTCTCGGAGGGGAGGCTCCATGGCAAGCTGGTCAGAAAAGCAGATGAACGACATGCTGCACCTGAGGAACATGTATCACGGGGGCGGCAAGTCGACGCCGACGCTTCGAGTCAACGAGACCATTCTGACGCGTCAATCAATCACGTTGACCGACAGGGAGATCCCTCGTGGTGCTCAGGGTCGCGTCGTCGAGCAGACCGCGGAGGGGCTCTTGAAGCTGGACTTCGGCAAGTGGGGTTCGCTCACTGTGTCGCCCGAGGTCGCAGCTTCGAAGTTCGAAGTGATTCCTGGTGATTCGATCCGCGAGTCGCTGGCTCGTGGTCTGGCCAAGGGCTACCAGGTGCGCGAGTCGCTGCGCCCGGGTGCTCGCGTCAAGGACGCCCAGGGCAACCAGTACTTCGTCGAGCAGGGTGACGTGTTCGGCCGCCGCTTCCAGGTGATGAACACCCAGGGTCAGCCCAAGATCATCGAAGGCATCGACCTGGAGCGCCTGGACGAGTCGACCCCGTTCACCGAGGACGCTTCGATCGCGAACACACCTCTGCCTCCGGGCTCGAAGGTTGTGGTCACGACGATCGACCCGGTGCACAACTCGCTGCGCCGCTACGGCGTCGCACCGGGTGAGGCTGGCGGCATCGTCGGTCAGCAGGGTGTGCTGGAGTTTGCGTTCTACCCGTCGGCCGGCGTCCCCGTGTACCGCGTTCTCCTGCAGAACGGCGGTCGCAAGGACTTCACGGTCAACGAGATCCAGCCGGTCGCGTGATGAAGGCCGGAGACCGCTTCGTCCTCGCCGTTCCGGTCGAGGAGCACCTCTTCGGTGAGCACGGCGTTGTCCTCGAACACGAGGACGCCGACAAGCTCATGCTCGCCTTCGACACGGGTGAGATGCTTGAGATCCGCGACCTCTCGGCCGCGGACAAGCTGATCAAGCCTGAGGGCACCTGTCTCGAATGCGGCCGCATGAACGAGTCGGCCCAGTACTGTGGTGGCTGCGGTACCTACGTTGCCGAGGCGCTGCGCCCAGGCATGTTCGTGCGCGTGGCCGGCCTCACCGACCACGCAGGCAAGCGGGGCAAGATCCTCCCCTGGGATCAGCTCACGGTCGGCGGCAAGCCTATCCCTGAGATGCCGGGCGGCGACGGCGACGGCACCATGGAGCCGACACGCAACGCAGCCGTGCAGCTTGCTTCTGGTGGCAAGGTCACCATCCCCAAGAAGCATCTTCGCGTCGAGATGCCGTGAACCCAACCGACTACAAGGGCCTCATGCTCCGCACCAAGCGTGCGTACGAGAGCATGCGCTGCAAGCCAGCTGAGCTGACTGAGGCCAGCGGAAACCGGCCGGTGCTCGATGTGCAGGGCGCGATGAGCGAGCTGCGCACCAAGGATGAGAACCAGCTGGAGGCCGAGACAGCGATGAAGTGGGCTGCTCGTGCGATTGCATCGTACGCGCTTGCAGTTCAGGCCGGTGACAAGTCAGCCCAGACTCTTCGCTTCACGCAGGGGGACGACTTCCGGCACGAAGCCTTCGAGCACTCTGCTCAGGCCGGGGACGGCGGTCAGCTGCTTCGGTACCTGACAGGTGAGATCGAGAAGGCTCGTCAAGAGGCCTTTGCGGTAGTTGTGCGCCCGACTTGGGTGCCAACGTGAGGGGGTGATTGAGGTGGACGGAAACAACATGAAGATGGCCGGTGACCTGGTGATCGCGGTGTTGGCGGTGCTGACTCCGACGATCATCGCCGGCATCAAGAAGCTCAAGTCAGACATCCCTGGCTGGGTGCTGCCGCTCCTGGCTCCGGTGATCGGCATCGCGATCAAGGCGGGCAGTGACTTCCTGGGTGTGGACCTGGGTCAGTTCGGCTACGTCGAAGCCGCAGCGGCAAGCTCGGCCGGCGTCATGGTCCGCGAGGGCGTGGACCAGGCCAAGAAGCGCTACCAGAGGGGGCCGAAGTAGGCTGCTTGAAGGTAGTGTGTGGTGGTGGTGTGGGCTCGTAATAGAGCGGCGGTGCCGGTCTGAGCTTCTAAGCTTGACCGGCACCGCGTCGTATGACGAGTTGTAAAGGTGACACCGATGCTGAACGGAGTACACAACCGCGAGATCGAGCAGGTGAGGTCTGCGGTCACAGCGTCGGACCAACTGCTTGTGAACCTCATCAACAAGCTCATGAGTGTGACCGACAAGTTGGAGACGCTCGACGAACGAGTTCGCAAGCTCGAAATCTCTCTCGCCCCGCGTTCCTGAGTGCCGTAAGATTGTTCTTAGTGGTGGGAATGTAAGCAGGAGGGTCATCACAGGCACAAACACCGGTTCAAGACCACTCCGGGCAGAGGAACTTCCATGCCGCGCAGCATCGACGACGATCGGGACGACTTGGAACGCGCCCGAGAGGTGGCTTCTGGTCTTCGTGCCACATCCAATCTCATCGAAACACTTCTCCGAGAGGTTCGCGAGAACACAGTGTCGGTCGCATCGTTGAGAGCAGAGCTGGCCGGTCTCAGCGATAACCTCAAAGTGATCTCAAGGCTTGTTCGAGATAGTGATGGTCAGAGCTTGATGACGAGGCTGAGTCTGCTTGAGTCCGACTCGCACCGCAGAGACGCAGACGACAGCACCAGCAAGCAGAACACCTGGGCCATCGTGCTCGCAGTCCTGTCGGGGCTGATCTCGCTGGGCGTGACGATGTTCGAGGTGTACTCCAAGTGACCAGTGCAGGCTCAGTGGGGGCTGGAGTCGCGCGGCCGCTGGTGCTCGCCTCCGAGTTCCTGAAGCGCTTCGGCACCAAGGCCCACGCCTCTGCCTTCGTCGACTTCGTGCGCGCTCGGAAGCTCAGCAGGCAGGAAGCGCTCGCAGTGCAGGAAGCCCTGCTCAGGCACCACAACGTGCACAGCGTCGGCATGCAGCTGCCGGCCGACATCGTCGAGAGCAAGGGCGCCCCTGACCCGACGACCATGGTCTTGAAGGCCATGGTCAAGACCGTCGCGGTCGCCGTCGCCAGCAAGGGTGCTGCGCCCCCTCCGGGCGCGATCTCGTTCCAGATGCTGTCCGCTCCGAGCATCACCGGCTCCTCGCCGGGTGGAGACGGTCCAGGCCCGCGCAGCCCGGTCAGCTTCCCGGGCGCCGGCTCTGCACCGTCGTCAGGGGTGCGGCCGCACAGGCACAAGAAGAAAAAGCGCAAGCACGTGCACGAGGGTCTCGGCTACGCCGACGACTCGGACGGCCGTGGTGGCGGTGTGTCAGGTGGCTCGGCCTACGACGCGACCTGGCAGGATGGTGGCGGCGTCGCCCAGCCGCAGCGTTGTGGCCGTTGCGGTGCCACGCTCCAGGGCAAGGCTTGCCCGCAGTGCGGGGCTCCAGGAGAGGCTCAGCCGAGCGGGAGCCAGGGTACCCCCAACCAGGGCACCTGGGGCAACGTACGCGTCCCTGGTGGCTCCGTGGACACCAACGAGAGCGGCGGCATCCTGATCAGGTCACTCGGCCCTCTGGTCGAGATCGAGGTCGACGGCGTGCGCACGACGCACTCGCGCCAGGTGGCCTTCGCCGCGCTCGACAACAGGCTGTCGGTCTACGGCACGAGCTACAGGCCGCGCATCCACAAGGTGGTCGAGTGGCTCTGGACCAAGGCTCAGCCCGGTGACGAGCTGGTTCTCGACCTCTACGGCGAGCACCAGTACGTCGTCGACCGCAACGGCTTCAAGTACAACTACCACGACTACCATGACTGAGCTTCTCGAAGGCTTGACGCCACACGCCGGCTGGATCACGCCGACCGGCGAGTTCCACAAGCTGGGCGGGGACGAGCGGTACTGGCACCTGCACTGGATCAGGGACAACCAGCACAAGATCCCGGACAGGTTGCACGCTTACTTGCCATCGAACAAGGGTCCGCGACACGACGTGTTCGACGTCAACGGCACCATGCTCAACATGATGGCCGGCGGCTGGGTCAGGAAGTCGGACAAGGACGGCTACGAGACCACCAGCGTCCACGAGCACAAGGCCGAGAGTGCGGTCAAGGATCACATCAAGCAGCACCACCCGGACGTCACCGAGTTCATGCTCGACGTCAACCACCCGCACGGCGGCTTCTCGCACAGCAAGGTGATCCGCGTCGACAGGCCTCAGGGTCGCATCGTGACCGACATCGCCCGTGCGCGTGCCTTCCCGTACGGCGGCGAGAGCTACGTCGACCAGCTGATCCAGCAGGTGCTGAGAGAAGGCAAACTGAGGTAGACTCTCCTCATGGCATCGTACGCAGGACAGCTGAAGCAGTTCGTGACCACGACCTACGAGTTCGACCAGCAGCTGGGTGAGCTGACCCGGGAGCTGATCGACATCAAGGACACGGTCCCGCCAGACTACTCGTCGCAGATCGCCTCTGCGCTCGCCTACCTGGGTGCGATGCACAAGTCGCTGGCCAGTGCGCGCGACTCGATCAACAAGATCTTCCTCATGCAGCAAGGTGTGAAGGAGGAGGTCAACAGCATCGAGGAGGCCTACACCTCTCTGCTGATCGAGCTGGGCTACAACACGGCCGACCGTGAGGGCAACTGGTACAACCACCCGGCCGGGCACCAGCTGAAGACTGAGGGCGGTCTTGGCCTCAAGACCAAGTGGACTTACTTCCCGCCCCGCATGATGGGAGAGGTGACCAAGGGTGTCGGCTTCCTCAAGCTGCGCGAACACCTGCAGCAGATCCACAAGCGCGACGTGCAGGAAGGCGTGCTCGACGGCGGCATCGCGCGTGCGCAGGAGAAGCTGGGTACCAGCTACCGCGACTTCCTCGTTCGTCAGACCGAGGTGATGCCTGTCGAGCGGTTCCAGGTGTGGGAGAACGGCCAGCAGCACCCAGCGCTCCTGGCTCGCGATCCGGACACTGGCGAGTGGCGCTGCTACACGTGCGAGGCCAACTTCCGCGCCGACGCGCCCTACGATCCACACATCGAGATCGTCAAGCGCTGGATCTGGAAAGGCCGCCCAGCAGTCCCCAACGCAGTGCCGATCGAGTGAGCCGCGCCGACGAACTGATCCAGGAGTTGCTCGACGGCAACCCTGGCTACGACAGGCCGGCCTTCGCCACGACCTCGACGCCTGTCGGCATCCCTGACAACCCGTACAAGGACGCCGACAAGAAACCCACACCCAAGTCGAAGAAACTGGACAACGGGTCCGCGACACGCAACTCGTCGTGACGAGATGAGCACGTTCAACTACGAGGATCTTGGTGTACCTGAGCCCAATACAGGGTGCTACCTGTTTGGCGGCGGCTTGTTTAACACTGGCTACGGACGGGTTCGGTGGCTTGGTAAGCAGCGTCTCGCCCACAGGGTGAGTTTCGAGGCTCACATAGGGCCGGTGCTTGACGGACTCTGCGTGTGCCACAAGTGCGACACCAAAAGCTGTATCAACCCGGCCCACCTGTTCCTCGGTACACAAGCCGACAACAACGCTGACAGGGTGGCCAAGGGTAGATCAGCACCTGCTGCGGGCAGCTATAACGGCAGGGCTCGGCTCACCGAAGAAGCGGTCGAGCGCGTCCGGGCGCTCATCGCCCTGGGTCAACCTCAGGCTGAGATCGCCAGGGGTCTTGGGGTCTCACCCAAGACGATCAACGGGATCGCCACCGGCCGCACCTGGAAAAATCTGACTGACAAGAGACGCAAGCCTCGTAGTAACCTCACATAGGACTGAGCAGCCAGCCGACTGGAGTCGGCATTGAGGTGAGGCTGACGTGGTGGGGATGCGGCTCTTTGACAGCGTAGCTGAGGCTTGAGGTCTCGCTGTGGCTGTCCATGAAATCCTTCGAATCTACGATTCCGCCGTGGCGGCGTACGTGGAGAGGAAGGTCACCAACTCCGTCCTGGTAGACCTAGAGGACCCGAGCCTCGGCTACAAGACGGTGCCGGTCCACATCGCAACACCGGATCGCCCGTACGGGTTCGACTTCCCGGTCCGCGCCAAGGACGGCAGCATCGACACCGAGCGCTCTCAGAACATGCTGATGACGCCTCAGGTGACGGTCACGCGCCTCAACCTGACCTACGACATGCAGCGCAACAACACGAACCCTGTCCGCAAGGGTCCGTTCTGGGACGCTGACAAGAAGTTCCGCATCAGGTCCGAGTACCCGAAGCCCTGGCTGATCGACTACCAGATCGACGTGCACGCGCGTCACCGCAACGACATCCAGGCCGCGATCCAGCACTGGCTGTACTACATCAGCCCGACCCGCGTTCTGCGCATCGACTTCATGTACCCGTGGGACAAGGTCCGACTGATCATGAACTTCTCGCAGATCGTCGACAACTCGGACTTGGAGACGCAGGAGAACCTTCGGTACTACCGGTATACGATTCCGTTCAACGTCGAGGCCTACATGTTCCAGGTGCTGGACGGGCCGGCCGACGTGCCTGCGTACTCTACCAATCCTGACGCGTTCACCAGCCGCTGGCGCACGGTGCACGACTACAAGGTTCAGGTCTGGGAAGAGAGCAGCAACACCATGTTCTACGAGGTCACCTTCGACGGCACTGGGGGTGAGTTCGCATGAAGATGGACGACTTCTTCCGCAAGCTGGAAGACGCCATCAGAGACTCCTGGATCGAGATGGCCACCCAGCAAGGGGCGCAGATCGCGGACGCTTACAAGACCGAGCTGACGACTGCGATCCGGGGCCAGAAGTACTTCTGGCCGCCGCTCAACAAGCAGTACCTGGAGCGCAAGCGCAAGCTTGGGCTCGACCTGAGGAAGCTGATCGCGACCGGAGAGTACATCAAAGCGATCCGCGTGAAGCTCAACGGGGTGAACCTCAAGGACCTCAAAATCACTTACGAGGTGTCGCCTCCGCGTACGAGAATCAAGCCTTCGAAGTTGAATCCGAGACCAAGCGCGAAGATGACCTACGAGAAGCTCGCTCGGATTCACGAGTACGGTACCCGAAAGATCCCAGCCCGCCCGCACTGGAGGCCAACTACAGCGGCTTTCCAGGCAAAGGCGCCTGGATACTCGAAGGCGATGCAGAAGGTGTTCCTTGAGAAGATCGACCGCAAGATGGCGCGGTTCATGTCCTCTCAGGGTTTTGGTGGTTGATGATTCCCACAACCTTGTGGGGTGGGGTGGAGGACCTGAACAATGCCTAGCGCTTATGTAAGCCCTGGGATGTACGTTGTGGAGGACGATCAGTCGCTGTTCGTCCCCGCACTGGCAGCGACACCGTTCGGAACCGTCGGCTGCGCTTCTTGGGGACCTGTGAACGAGCCCACGCTCATCACGTCTCAGGAGCAGCTGTACCAGACCTTCGGTGACCTGACGGGTGCCTCCGCGTACGTCGCCAGCACACCGCAGTACCCGAAGCACCCGATGGTCTACGCACTGGCTCGCTACCTCCGCAGAGGTCGTGCAGCAGTCGTGGTTCGCGTCGGCAACAGCTCACTGGCCAAGGCCACCGGCTACCTGGCCGGTGAGCGCAGTGACAGGCTCGCACCGTCGATCAACACGACGCAGCCCTTTGTGGCGGCGCCGTCAGCGCCGACCTGCTCGGTGCAGACCGGCGGCAACCTGCCGATCGGCGTGTACCGCGTGTCGACCACGTGGGTCACGGCCAACGGTGAGACCGTCGCCTCGGCCGAGACCACTGGCGCGTCGACCACGACCACCAGCGGCAACACCACGATCCGGGTGACCGTCGGCACGTTCGCCAACACCGGTGAGACCGTGGTCGGCGCGAACATCTACATCACGCAGGCTGGCGGTGCGAGCGGCACCGGTCGCCTGGTGAAGTACGCCACGGCGCCGGGCACCGTCGACATCACGGACCTGCCTGTCGACACGTCGTCCAACGTGTACAAGCTGACCGCGAGGTACAACGGTACCTACGGCAACAGGCTTCTTGTCGGAGTCGACGAAGGTAGCAACTGGACCTACGCCAACCCGACCAGGAAGGTCACGCTGTACGTCAAGTCGCCGATCGACGACGCCAAGATTCAGCAGCTCGAAGTCTACGACGCGCTGAAGACCGATCCGACCAACACGTCGGCGACCTCGGATGACGTTCTGTACCGCATGCGAGACGGCGTCAGCGCGTTCTTCACCGTGTCCCTGATCTCGGTCCCGACGGCGAACACGGCAGGTACATCGACGCCGCCGACGCCTGCCGGCACTCCGACTACTGGCGGAACTCTGGCAGCCGGTACGTACTCGTTCACGTACACGTACGTGACCGCGACCGGTGAGTCACTGCCGGCGACGGCCAACACGGTCAGCATCACGGGCGCGAACAACGCGTTCACGTTCACTGCGTCGTCGATCCCGGCGTCGCCAGTGGTGACCAAGCTCAACGTCTACCTGAGCCCATCTGGTGGCAGCAGCAACGACACCAGGCTCACGATGAGCTACCCGGTATCGGCCAACACGCACACGGTCACCGTGACGCAGCTGGCCGGTGCGCAGAAGCTGGCCTACAGCCCGACCGCGGCCCCGCACGTGTCTCTGTCAGGAGGCAACGACGGCACGCCTGCGGCGAGCGACAACGACTACGCGTCGACCTTCATCGGTGCCGGCGCGAGCAACGGTGTCGAGCCGACCGGTCTGCAGCTCTTCCGCAACACGGAGGCTGTGCAGGTCGGCCTGATCGCTGCGCCTGGTATCAGCCAGACGAGCGTGGTCAGCGAGCTGATCGACATCGCGGCTGTGTCGCGTGGCGACTGCCTCGCCCTGATCGACCCGCCGCCGGCTCTCACACCGGACCAGGTCATCAAGTGGCACAACGGCTCGTTGGGCACCTCCGGTGCTCCGCAGTCGGCGCTCAACTCCAGCTACGCGGCTCTGTTCTGGCCGTGGGTACAGCTCTTCGATGGGCTCAACTCGCAGGACCTGTACGTGCCGCCCTCGGCCTTCGCCGCAGAGACCATCGCGTACACGGACTTCGTGTCCGAGCAGTGGTACGCGCCTGCCGGTCTGAACCGAGGCGTGCTGACCAACGTCAAGAAGGCTCAGTACAGGCCGACCCAGGGCGAGCGCGACATCCTGTACTCCGGGACCAACGCGGTCAACCCGATCACGACCTTCGCCGCCAACGGCATCGTGGTCTGGGGCCAGCGTACTCTGCAGAGGCAGCCAACGGCACTCGACCGCATCAACGTGCGGCGCCTGCTGATCTACGTCAGGCAGCGGATTCGCGAGACTACGCTCTCGCTGGTCTTCGAGCCGAACGACACGACCATGTGGCGCAAGTTCATCAACACGGTGAGCCCGCTGCTGCAGGGCATCAAGAACGGTCGCGGTATCACGGACTTCAAGGTTCAGATGGACGCGTCGACCAACCCGCCTGAAATCGTCGAGCAGAACCAGGCTGTGGCGAAGGTCTTCATCAAGCCTACCAAGGCCGCTGAGATCATCGTCGTCAAGCTGATCACGACGTCGCAGGCTTCCAACTTCGACGAAGAGGTCGTCACGACCGGTTCGGTCAACGGCATCTGATCCGCGGTCTGAGGAAGAGGTGAATCATGGCTAGACTGTTTACTCGCGCGGACCACCTCGCGAGCGTGGGCACCGGTTGGGAGCCTCAGCGTCAGCACAACTGGGCGCTGGAGCTGAACCTCGCCGGGGACAACGACATCATCACGCTGTCGATCTCGACCGGCTTCCTTCCGGTCGGCTCGAACGAGGAGCTGCCGGTCCCGTACGGCAACGAAGTCGTGTACGTCGCCGGCAAGGCGGTGTGGGAAGCTGGCACCATCGTGTGCCGCGACTACATCGACCGGCCGGTTGCTCAGCTCCTGCTGAACTGGCGTACCGAAGTGTACGACCCGACTACTGGCGCCATCGGTCTCTCCGGCGGCTTCGGCGGCGTCCCGGGCTACAAGCGCAACGCGTCGATCATCACGTTCCCGCCGAACGTGATCGACGGCAGCGAGCGCGGCGTGCCGTACCAGAAGGTCTGGACGATCTACGGGGCGTGGCCGATCAGGGTCAACCCTGCGGCCAACGGCCTCGACATGAACACGTCGGGCCAGGTGATGATCGAGCTGGTGCTTCGCTTCGACAAGGCGACAGCCAGCCACATCACCAACTACAAGGGCGGCGCGATCTTCACCTGATCGAGCTTCGCGTCTGACAACCTGAACTGGGTGGGGCGGCTGGGTCGCCCCACCCTCTCGCACTGAATAACCATTGGAGGAATAACAATGGATGATCGCGAGCTTCTCGGTTCCCAAGTTACCCTGCCTTCCCTCGGTATCCCGTACGGGGGCAAGAGCGAGGTGACCATTCTGCCCACGACGACGAAAGAGGAGAAGATGCTCACGTCGGCTGGGCCGAACTCAGGCCTCTCCATCGTCGACACGCTGATCGCGCGCTGCGTGCGCGGCCTCGGCGAAGACGTCACTCCCGACCAGCTCCTGGTCGGCGACCGCAACTACCTCATGCTCGCGATCCGAGCAGTCGGCTTCGGCAAGGAGTACCAGTACCAAGTCGACTGTCCGAGCTGCAAGCAGATCTTCGTGCACAAGGTCGACCTGCCGGACGACGTCGACGTCGTCTCGCTCAAGAAGGGCTTCCAGGAGCCGTTCGAGGTCACTCTCCCAGTCTCCGGCACCAAGCTGGAGCTTCGCCTCCTCCGCGGTGCGGATGAGAAGGAGATCCAGAAGTACGAGGAGAAGATCTACAGGCACGTCAACGTGCAGGATGCCGGTGACCCGTCGTACGACTTCAGGCGCGCTCGCCACGTCGTCCGCCTCACCAAGAAGGACGGCACGGTCATCGAGAACAACAGCGAGGAAGCCACCATGCAGATCATCGCGATCATGCAGGACTTCGTCTCGCGCGACAACGTCGAGTTCCGCAACTGCCTGTCGGAGAACGACTGCGGTGTGGACTCGGAGCTGCAGTACCAGTGCCCGAAGTGCTCCAACGTCTTCACCAAGATGCTGCCGATGACAATCGAGTTTTTTCGTCCCGGTGGGAACAGGGGCATCCGTTATCTATGAGGAGGCCTTCGCGCTCACGTACCATGTACCCGGCATCACGTACCACGATGTCGAGAACATGCCCGTTTGGGAACGCAGAGCGCTGTTCAACCTTCTCATCAAGCAACGGAAACTCGAAGAGCAGCAAGTCAAGGAAGCTCAGGGCGAAACCCAGTCTGGGGGTGGCGATCTGATGAGAATGCCGATGCCAGGCGAGGCGTACGGCAAGACAGACATGGAGAAGCTCGGCCCGCCCCAAGCGGTAGCTAGGTACCTGAAGGGCGAGCAGATGCGGCAAGAGGCAGCCAGAGAGAAGAAATAGTGGGAATCGACGTCACAGGACAGGGGGTCAAGTTCCTCCTGGAGATCGACGGTGCGGCCGCTCTGAAGTCCATGCGCCAGTTTCAGTCTGGCATGCAGACCATGGCCAAGGGCATCGAGACCGTCGTCGAGCAGACCCAGCAAGGGTTCACTCGCATCCTGGACAACATGGAGAAGGTAATCCGGCAGACCGAGCGAGCGCCGGGCATCGTCTTCCCATTCGGCGCAGGCCCGAAGAGCGCCGAAGCGCAGCGCCGCCTGCGCGCCGACATGGAGAAGCTTCGTCAAGAAACCGAGAAGGGTTTCAAGACGATGAAGCAGGGCATCAACGACATCACCAACGGTGCCGACACGTTGACCAACTCTCTCGGCGACACCAACAAGGGTGTCAGAGATCTGGGCGACAACCTCGACGCCGTGGCCATGATGGGGCCACGCCTCAAGGCGCTGGCCGGCCAGCTCGGCATCTCGCTTGGTATCGGAGCGATCGCCTCTCGCTCTGTCGAGCTGTCCAACTCGTTGGAGTCCATGGCCGCCCGCCTCGGTGACGCGACCAAGGGTTCGCGAGAGCTGAAGCAGGAGCTGATTAGCACGTCGGAGAAGTCCGACGGCTTCACGAGCAACATCCAGACCATGATGGAGTCGCTCGTCCAGCTCGGCGTCACGTCCGGATCGACGCGCAAGCGCATCATGGAGGACGTCGAGAAGTTCAGCAACATCTTCAAGACCGAGCGCGGTCCACTCATCCAGTACTTCGCGGAGATGACCACCCGCGGAATGATGGCCGAGGATCAGATTGCCAGTGTCTCCTCTGCACTGACGCAGTTGCAGAATGCGAAGTACGGCCCAGGTACTGTCGACCAAGACATCGACGCCATGCGTAAGTCGACCGACGCGTTCCGGTTGATCGACCGGCAGCGCAAGGACATGGGCATGGGCGACAAGGAGCGCCAGCAGCTGATGCAGTACGGTCAGCTGCAGATGGCTGGCCTGGGTCGCGTCGGCCGGAAGGCTGGTCTCGACGAGAGCAACCTGCAGAACGTCTTCACTCAGATCCCGTCCATGATGGGCACCGGTGAGGGCAACCGCTTCGTCGGCGCTTTGGGCTCTCTGTCCGGCAGGGGTAGTCAAGAGTTCATCGACGAGATCATCAAGACAGGGCGCTTCGACAAGATTGGCAAGGCTCTCGAAGACGCTGCCGAGAAGTTCCCCGACAAGCTGTCTGCAATCCTCACACCCGACGTCGTGTCCACCATGACCGGCGGGGTGCTCAGCAACCCGAAGGACCTGATCTTCGCTCTCAAGGACGCCAAGGAGAAGGGCATCGGCCTGGCCGACGCCATGAAGCAGGTCGCCGACGACACGGCCAAGGCGTACCAGGAGCAGAAGGCTCTCAACGAGCAGTGGGACAAGTTCAAGCAGACCCTGGGAGGTAAGTGGAACGAGTTCGGCTCCACCTGGGACCGGATTCTGACCAAGCTGACGATCATCCTCGAAGGTCCGCTCACGTCGATGCTCGACTGGGCGACCACGATCTCGAAGAAGTTCGAAGAGCTGATCGACTACGTGAACAGCTGGGGTGCCGGTCTCGCCTTCGTGCAGGGCGTGATCAAGGGCATCGGAGCCTTGTTCATGGCCCGCGGTGCGATCGGCGCGATCAAGGTCATGGGCGCCAGCATCATGGGCCTTGGCACAGCCTTCCAGTTCTTGCTCAACCCGATCGCAGGCGTCACAGCCGCTCTGACAGCCTTCTTCAGCAAGCTGGGCCTGGTCAGCAAGGTCAAGGACGCTGCCGTAGAGGTGGCCAACGCGACCAAGTCAGCAGCTTCCGGCGGTGTCGCAGGGGCAGAGGCCGCAGCAGCTGCCGGCAGCGCAGCCAGAGCGGCTACCGGTGGCGCTGGGGCGGCCGGTGCGGCCGGGGTAGCAGAGGCTGCGGCAGGGGCTGCGAAAGCTGCACGGCCCGGTGTCATGGTCCTGGCCCCGGAGGCTGTCACAGGTCTGGGGCAGGGGTCGGTCGACGCGGCGCTGGGTGCGGAGAGGGCAGCCAAGGCCGCTACGCTGGCCAACGCCCCGGGGATGGGCGCCAAGGCCATTTCCGAGGCCGCCACGCTGGCTCAGGCCCCTGCGGCTGGTGCGAAGGGCATCAGCGAGGCTGCCGAGTCCATGGGGAAACTCGGTCGGGCTGCGACCACTGGCAAGTGGATGGTCGGCCAAGGCTTGGGCAAGCTCGGCGAGGGCATGACCAAGACGCTGAACAAGCTCTCTGGTCCGCTCGCCTTCATCGGCGCCGGCCTCTCAGGCATGGGTGCCGCCGAGGTTGCCCGTCAGGAGACTGGCTCCGAGAAGCAAGCCTGGGGTGCTGGTATCGGCAACGCGGCCGGCACTCTTGCCGGCGGCTGGGCAGGCAGAGCTGCAGGCCTCTGGGCCGCAACGAAGCTCGGCGCCATGGCCGGCGGAGCACTGGGTGCAGCCGGTGGCGGCATCGGTGCAGTTCCCGGTGCTCTCATCGGTGGCGCTCTCGGACTTGGTGGTGCAGTCGTCGGCTCGATCTACGGCGGCAAGGCGGCCGGCGCGGCCGGCCAGTGGATCGGCTCCTTCTTCGACAAGAACCCCCCGAAGAAGATCGGCGACGACATCGGGGCCGGGATGGAGAGCGCCGCCGACTACACTGCCAGGAAGATCAAGGAGGCCAACGCGCAGGGAGCCGACTCTGCCGAGGCGGCGGCCAAGGCGGTCAAGGAGGCCGGCGAGAGCGTCGGCTGGGAGATCCGCACCGCGGCCGAGGTGGCGGCCAAGAAGACCTCCGAGACGGCCAAGAAGAATGCCGAGGCTCTGGGCAGGGCAGCCGGTCAAGCAATCGAGGATCGCAGAAAGGCTCTCGAAGATGCGGCCGTGCGCACCGCTGCCAAGCTGCAGGAGGTGCTCAAGAAGCCGATCGAGGACTTCGCGATCGACAAGGAAGGGTACACCAAGCAAGAGCGCAACATGCTCGACATGGGCATCAAGTCCGGCAACACCGACATGATGGCCAACGCCGCCGACTACAAGGCGCTGCGTGAAGCGGGCATGGCCGAGCTGCAGCAGAAGATCCTCGAAGGCGTCAAGCCGCAGGATCTGAAGTCGCTCGACGTCAAGTGGAAGAACCAGGGCGGGGAGGAGAAGACGTCCACGCTCACCCAGTCCGCCATCGCTGAAGTGTTCAAGTACATCGTGGCCGAAAAGCGCGGAATCGGCATCCCTGAGAAGGATCAGGGAGTCAACGCCACCAAGAACGAGAACACCGGCAAGAGCTGGGCACAGCAGCTCTCAGGCTTCCTTGACCCGTTGCAGGTTGCATACGGCAAGAAGGAGCCCCCGAGGCAGGCCGACGCGCAAAAGGTTGAGGTTGGGCGCCCGAACGAGGCCGGGGAGAGGACGCCGCAGCAGCAGACCATGGCCCCGGTCCAGGGTGAGGTCGGCAGGAAGACCCCTCTGGAGCTGGCCAAGGAGCACGCCAAGAGCACGAGCAGTGAGGACCTGGTCAGGACCGTCACGGAGATGTTCAGCGGCAAGAAGGCGATCAAGGTCGATGCACCGCAGGACCAGGTGGTCGGAGCGGTCAACCAGCTCCGCGAGACGCTGCTCAACGAGATGCGCATGGCCCGTCAGGCGGCCGACCCTGGTGGCCCTCTTAGCGGTCTCTTCGACGCCTACAAAGCGAGAGGGTTCTGATGCCAGACGCAAGATCAGTAGCGTCACCAGTCACTGAGGCTGTACTCATCGACCTGTTGGCCGCGTCCGACCCGTCGGTCACCGGCGAAGGTCTCGACCGCATCACGTTCAAGTGGATGCCGGAGATGTTCGACGAGTCGAAGCAGGCCGAGTACGCCAACATCAACATCATCGGCCGCTCTGAGCCGATCCTTGGCTACTCGCACTCCAGCCCTCGCGTGTTTCAGATCCCGCTCGTCTTCGCAGCCGAGGTGAACCCATACGAGGAAGTGATCAGGCCGATCTGGCTGATCAGGAGCTGGGTGTACCCTGACTACCGTGATGAAGGGATGCCGAACGTCCCTCCGCGCGTGCTGCTCGTAGTAGGCAACTGGCTGTCGCAGCGCTGTGTGGCAATCAGAGTGGATGTGAAGTACCACGGCCCTTGGGGGCGCGGCCCGGTGTCCACTCAGGGGAAGGCCGGGCTTGGAAACAGCGGCCCCGTACCTGGTGGTAGTGCTGGCGGGGACAAGGACTCGATGCTCCCGTACTGGGCTGAGGTTGGGTTGGTGCTGCAAGAGGTGATGGAGAACACGCGCTACACGCCGTACGACACGATGTGGGTGCGTAGGGGTTGGGATCGTGGCAGCGGCTTCTTCCCTGACAGCTCGGCGTGAGTTCGATGGCTGACGTAGAGGGGCTTCGCCCCGACATCAGACTTGGGTTGACCCGAACGTCCCGCTTCCGGGGCACCTTGTACTACCCGGAACTGGAAGCTTCGTACGGGCGCTGGCCGTTCAACAAGGATACGTTCGCGCCTCGCGATTCGGACGTGTACTACACGGTCCAGCCGACTGAGGCGTACCGGTTGGAGCTGCTCGCGCACAAGCTGTACGGCTCCGCCTTCTTCTGGTGGGTGCTGGCTCTGGTCAACGACATCAGGAACCCGTTCGTCGCCCCTAAGGGTGGTGACATCCTTCGTGTTCCAGATGTGAGTCAGGTGTTCACCGTACTGCAGGCGCTCTGATGCCGAACAAGTGCAAGAACAGGGTCAGCGAAGAGCGGCGTGCGCTCATCGTGAAGTACGCGAATGCGAACGGTCTCGACCCAGACTTTGTCGAAGCCATCGCTATCCAGGAGGGCGGGCTCAGCTTCCCGGACGGGGGCGAGAAGCCGGACCCATCCAACACCCGCGACGGCATCGCGCACGGGTTCATGCAGGTGCACGTCGGTGCGGCAGAGATGGGCGGCTGGAAAGGTACGAACCCGTCCGAGCTGAACAGCGATGAGAACACCGTCAAGTACGGTGCCGCCTATCTGAGAAGGTCGGGCGACATCGCGAAGTGTGGCGACGACTTGTACTGCCGCGCCTCGGCGTACAACGGTGGCCCAGGTTTCGGACACACTGGCCCCGACAAGACCCCGAACCCGCGCGCCGTTCAGTACGGGATCGCAGTCGTCGAGCACTACAACTGCATCAAGAACGGCGAGGGCAAGCCGGTGGCACCGCTGCCGCAGCCGAAGCCGCCGGCCTCGCCGAGCAACGGCGGCGGTTCGATCCCGTGCGACGTGATGAACCCTGAGGCAGAGGCCATCATCCCGTTCCCCATGCCGTCAAACCCGTATTTCGCATACTTCACGCTCAACGTGGCCGGGCTCACCCTGACACCTACGCGGCCTCAGTACATCACGTACTACGAGTTCGTCGAGGAGATGGGTGTGGCGACCAGTTGCCGCGTGCGAGTGTTCGACCCCAACTGGGACGTGATCTCAGGAGCGCTGCTGGGCGATGAGATCAGGCGGGACTGGGTTCCAGACCCGATGGCCAACTGTTGGACATCGTGGGGCTACACAGACCGCAACCTGGAAGCCATCACTCCGGCCGGGCCACGTTCGCTGTGGTCCAACCCGCACACGTTGAAGCTGCTCACCTTCAGGCCGGAGTTCCTCGGCTGGGGTGTTGAGATTGAAGTCACGATGGTGGGCTTCGACAGCAGCTCGTCCAACGGAGGTGAGAAGGGTCGCACTCTGTGGGGGACGATCGCCTCTGGTGACAACGACAATCCTGGCATCGCTGAAGCTCTGATCCAGGAGAGCGGCAGCATCCCGTGCACGGAGAAAACTCGCGACATCACCGACTACGGTGCCGGGCTGGACAGCGTGCAGCCGGAGAGCAGGATCTGGAGTCAGGATCACGTCGACAACTACGTGATGATGAAGAACCAGCTGCAGCCGATGGCAACCTACGACGCGATCAGCGGCACGGACGGTGAGGCCAACGTCGGCTACTACGTGCTCAGGCACAACACCGACCACGGGGTGACCTGCTTCCACCCTTACCTGATCGACTCGAACCACGTGCGCGAGTACGTCTACGCGAGGCGGCAGTACGGAGCCGTCATCAGCTGGAAGCCAGACATCAACGAGGCTCTGGTTGCAGCTCTGGCGGCGTCGGGTGCGAAGGCTACTACCTTCGACATGGTGAGGAAAGACTTCTCCACCACCATCGTCGACTCCGTTACGGCGCCAGAGCGTCTGGTCACCGGGCCGGAGACGAAGGCCAACTTCGAGGGTGTCAACGACGAGGAGCTGCGGAAGAACGTCCCGACCGCTCAGCCAGCTAAAAATGGCACGTGGGCCGAGATGCTCAACCACTTCGAGAGCGCCAGGATGGCCGCCATGACCGGCACTCTCACTGTCATCGGCGACCCGCTGATCAAGCCTGGGCGCAATGTCTCCATTTTGGTGCACACGTTCTACGTTAAGCCGGACGGCACTGTGGTGCCGGTGCTGCACTGGACCTCTGGCGTGTGGATGATCCAGAGGACACAGCACATCATTCAGGCCGGTGAGTACATCACGGTGCTGACTTTGTTCCGCACAGACGTGTTGACGCAGAGCAAGCAGAGCGGGGAAGGTAACCGGCAAGACTCCAACACCACTGCCGCGACCCGCTTCAGCACTACCTACGCCAACAACTTCATCACGAGGTAAGCCGTGTCGATCTACCCATACAAGTTCGTTCTCACAAAGAACGTGCGCCAGGCTTTGGTGCCAGTGATCAACGCCCAGGTGTATGTGTACAAGTCTGGCACCGACACCTTGAAGTCCTTGTACCCGACCGAGATCGAGGACAACGGGACGCTGCTTGCCCAGCCGATCACAACGGATGTGAACGGAGAGGTGCAGTTCTACACGCACCCGGGCAGGATTCGCATCGACTCCGCGCTCGACGACGTGACCACCAAGAGCCTCGAAGACGTCATCGTCGACAACGACATGCTGATGATGCCGATCTTCAACGAGCAGCCTCAAGGGGACCAGTCCGGAACCGCGTTTACCTTGGTCAAGTCGGTCTTCGGCGACAAGATCTCACTCTTCGTCGACGGCGCGCTCTGGGAGTACGTTGCCAACAACGTCACGCCGGCAGGGGCGCAGTTCACGGCCGTCAACAACACGATCACCACTGGGCAGGCACCGGGCACCAGCGCCGTCATGCGCGTGATCTACATCCCTGTGCCAACCTGATGAGCTTCCTCAGAGACGCAGTCGGGAGACTGGAGACACGCCAGGCCCCGGTCACTAGGGGCACCCTCTACGAGGGTGTCGTCGAGTACACCGCCGACCCGCAGAACTGTGGGCGCGTCAAGGTACGCGTGGCAGGCGTGCACGACCCCAAAAGGGAGGTTGCACCTACAGAGCTGTTGCCGTGGTTCTACCCGTGCTTCATGCCAGGCTCCTTCGTACCCCCTCTCGTAGGCGAGACGGTCTTGGTCATGTTCCGCAAGGGTCACGTGTTCTCCGGGGTTTACCTGGGTGTGATCTACGGCGTGCTCGACGAGCAACACCCAAGGGGGCGCATGCCGTTCCTGGAAGAGCCGAAGCCGATCAACACCGAAGAGGGTGTGGCCTCGGTCGGCTCGTACAGTGTGCCGGCGGCGAACAACACCCTGGCCTACAACCAGCCGGTCGGCAACGAGTCTCCAGAGGAGTCGTTCCTCAAGCGCAAGTACAACGAGCCGCTGGTCCGCGTGTACGCCAAGACGATGCGCGGCAACACGATCTACATGAACGACGAGAGCGAGTCCGAGTGCCTCAAGATCGTCGACCGCGCCGGCCAGATCCTCGACTTCCAGTGCCCCGTGACCGACGAGGAGAACGCCGGCAACAAGAACCGGCGCGGCGTTAGGGAGGCGACATCAGGTGGGGTCGTGAACCCGAAGCTGGCCAAGGACGACAAGTTCCAGGTCACGCTGATGGACGCCAGAAGGCAGTACCTGCGGCTCAAGGCCAAGAGCAGCGGCGCCTCGGCCGAGCTGCGCGGCGTCCCGGAGAGCGAGATCAGCGGCTCCCTGACGATCAACGAAGGCGGAGAGGTGAAGTTGAAGTCCGACCTCAAGGCCTTCATGAGGCTGGATGAGAACGTCCTGATCGAGGACAAGCCCACCTTCGGCCCACGGGGTGACTACGTCGAGCTGAAGCGGGGCAAGATCGAGCTGCGCAACCAGGCCGGAGCCTACATCCTTCTCGACGAAGGAGGTAACATCACCATCTCTGCCCCTGGTATCGTGACCATCACAGGTATTCAGATCTACCTGAACTGAGGTTGGGGGTGATGAGTGGCAGGTCCGCCGGCAGCATTCAACGGTACGGGTTCGGATCACGGTGGGACCGTGATCGCCCCTCCTGGCACTGTTCAGGTGAACAGGATTCCGATTGCGCACGTCGGGGACTTGGTCGACTGTGACGACGAGGTCATCTCGACAGGCTCTCTGACCGTCTTCGCGCAAGGTAGGCCTGTAGCTCGTCTTGGCGATGAGGTCGCCTGCGACGCTGTGCTGACTCCGCCTGTCTCGCTCAACGTGTTTGTGGGGTGACGGGTGGCTGATGGTTTCTACAAGGGGATCGCTCTTCCGACTTCCGACAACCAGTTCCCGAACTACAAGTTCGACAAGGAGCTGATCCGGGATTCGGTCAAGACCATCCTGCTCACCAAGCTGGGCCAGAGGTACTTTGTCCCAGACTTCGGCTCCAGGTTGTGGAGCCTCGTCTTCGAGCCCAACGACACGGTCACGTCGGCGCTGGCAGAGGAGTACGCGCGCTCTGCCTTGAGGGAGTGGGAGAAGCGCATCGACGTGATGCAGGTGATCACCAATCGGGATGAGCACCAGCTCACCGTCACGGTCGTCTACCGCATCCGCCGCGTAGAGGAGGTCGACTTCGTCAGGCTCGACCTGTCTCGTGACAGAATCATCACTCAAGGGGCAGGGGTGTAACCGTGGCCGTCAAGATCAACTACACGGGGCGTGACGTCCCGACGATGCTCGCGGACCTGAAGCAGAATCTGCACACGGTCCCAGACGTCAACGACTTCTTCGAGAGCAGCGAAGGTCGCTTCCTGCTCGACGCCTTTACCGGGGTTGGCGAGGTAACCGGCTTCGTCATCGACCGCCAAGGGGCCGAGTGCTACGTCGACACGGTCGAGCTGCGAGAGAACCTGATCAGCTTGCTCAAGCTGATCGGCTACGCGCCGTCAAACCCGACCCCGGAGCTGGTGAACGTCACCCTCACCAGGTCGGACGGCCTCGACTCCGACTTGGTGGTGCCGAAGTACACCAAGATGCTCGCCGTCACACAGCGCAGGACCATCCCGTTCGTCACCACCAGCCAGGTGACCATCCCGACAGGGTCCACCAGCGTCACAGCCACTGCGGCGCAGGGTGAGTGGCGCTCGCTCACGTACACTTCGAACGGCTCCGGCTACCAGGCCTACCTGTTGCCGTCGAAGATGATCGCAGACGGCTACATCAGAGCCTACGTCAACAACACGGAGTGGGAGCAGGCAGAGGACAACACCTTCGTCGGCCACACGCCGACCGACCAGGTCTTCCGCATCATCCCTCAGGCAGACAAGAGGACGCTGATCGAGTTCGGCAGCGACTCCGAAGGCAAGGCGCCTGCAGTCGGCAGCAAGGTGAAGATCGAGTACCTGGAGACGCTGCACACGGGCGGGCACGTCAACGCGAAAGACATTCAAAGCCTTGTCGACACCGTCGGGACCGGTCTCTCCGTCAGCAACCCGTACCCGTCAAGCGGCGGTCTGGATTTCGAGACCATCGAATCCGCCAGGCGTAGGTACCCGCTGCTCTTCAAGACCATGCGCAGAGCGGTCACGCTGGGTGACTGGGAGATCTTGGCGCAGCGTGTGCCGGGTGTGATGCAGGCCAAGGCGATCGACCTGAACGTGGACCCCAGGATGGCCTACTACAAGGTCAAGGTCTACGTGATGGGCTTCGGCGGCTTCACATCGGATGCCTTGAACCAGGCGGTGAAGGAGTACCTGCGCAACCGCCGCATGAACTCGGTGCCTTTCGATGTGCTGAGTCCGGTCGAGGTCATGGTCGACGTCACGGGTTCGATCAACGTGTACCGCAGCCACAACGCGGACGACGTGATGGCCGCGGTGCAGGCCCAGATCCGCGACTTCTTCGAGATGACGCACTTGGACAGCTCGGAGGTCAAGTTGGGGCAGAGGGTGTACCTGTCGCGCCTCATCGCCGCGATTCAGTCTGTAGCAGGAGTGGCCTCAGTTGAGCTGAAGAGCCCAACCGGTGACGTAGAGGTCCCGTTCGACGGGTTTGCGAAGCTGCGGTCGGTAACCATGACCGTTGGCGGGGTGATCTGATGGGCTACCCGAGTACTATTCCGAGCTTCTCGACTCACGTCTTCGGTGAGACGATCAGCGCCGACCACATGAACGCCGTCCAGGCCGAGATCGTCGCCCTGGCCACCAAGCTCGGCGTCGGCGTAGTGACCGACCCGCAGACCGCGCCGTCGAACACGATCGACTACCTGGTCAGAGCGGCACTCAACCCTGGTCACACGCACTCGGATGCCTCGGTCACCTCGCTGGCAGAGACCAAGATCACCGGCTCGACGGTGATGGCTCGCAAGAACAGCAACGAGACGGTCTCGTTCACTTGGACCTTCTCGACGTCGCAGAGCTTCACCGGTGGTTACGGCGCTCTCCCGGCCAGCCACGGCACTCTCAGAATTGGTGCAGGTGGCACCTCGCCAGATGCCGTCTCGCTCGCGTTCGGCAACAGTAGCGGCTGGAAGTTTCACATCGGCACCAACGTGTCGAGCGCGTTCACGCCACGCCTCACGGTCCTCGACACTGGCAACGTCGGCATCGGCACTACTACGCCGAACGCCGCGCTGCAGTTCGCCAACACCACAGTCAACCGCAAGATCGTGCTCTACGAGTCGATCAACAACGATCACCAGTACTACGGGTTCGGCGTCAACGCAGGGTCCATTCTGCGCTATCAGATGTCTTCGAACGCCAGCTCCGCTGCACACCTGTTCTGTGCCGGGGTCACTGGTTCCAGCTCGAACGAGCTGATGAAGATCTACGGTCCTGGCGGCATCACCGTCGGGCACGGGTTGACCACGCTGCCGACGTCTACGACTAGCTTGCACATGTCGCGGTTCATCTCAGACAGTGCCAATGTGTACAAGCTGTCCGTTGAACACTATCAAGACGCCAACGACCCCACCACGGTTGAGCTGAAGAAGTCCAAAGGTAGCTACCTGTCACCAGGCTCGCTGACCAGCTTGCTACAGTACGGGGTGATTAGGTTTACAGCCTACGGCAACAGTGGGTTCGTGACACCAGCTGCTGTTGCGGCGAAGCTCACTGGCAGCTGGCCGTCATCGGACACTCAGGGTGCCCAGTTGCAGTTCTGCACCAGCTCAAACGCAGACACCACCGTACCGCTGGCTCGCATGACGATCACCGAGGTGGGAGACGTGCTGGTCGGGTACTCGTCCGTGCGTGGTACGTACGGCACGGACAGCAGGGTTCTGTCCATTGCCGGTGGCCCGTTCACAGGTGCAACCGACTCCTACGCTGTGGTGGAGTTGTACAACGGCATCGCTACGGACTCAGCCTCCAATATCCAGGGCGAGTACGCCTTCGTCGACCCGAACAACTCGACCAAGCGTATCGCAGCCATCCGTTGCCAGAACATCGGCAGCACGGCTGGCAACCGGGGCGCTCAGCTGGAGTTCTACGTCAAGAGAGACGGGGGCGCGGTCATGACCGCGGCCGTCATGAACTCAACCTCGGACGGAGGGCAGCTGTCGATCGGCACAGGAGCGGCCCCTGGGGCGACACTGCACATCGGCGGCTCCGTGGCGATCAGATACAGGACTGTCACCGTGAGCACACAGTTGGACTCGGCCAGCAACGACTACGTGGTCGCCTGTAACCAATCCAGTGTGACTATCACGATGCCAGCCGTCGCCCCAACTGTTGGCAGAGTCTTCATCATCAAGAACACCTCAAACGGCAACCTGCTGCTGTCACCAGGGACTGGTTTTACTCTGGATGCTAGGGGTACATCTGTCTCTGGGACAAACACCATCATCCTGCCCACCCTGTGCTCAGAGACACTGGTGTACGTAGGGTTGAACATCTGGAGGTCGATCTCATGGAACTGAATCAGCTGGCGGCTGAGCTGGAGGAGGCTGGAAGCACGAACCTGGAAGCGCCGCCCGAGATGAAGGCGTACATCAGGGCCAAGACCAGGGAGCGGCTCCTGCTGGAGTTTCACGAGCTGAAGCTGGCGGCACAGCTCAACCGCAAGGTGGGTGACGAGCAGCGCGCGGCGTCCATGTTCGAGGACGCCAAGAAGCTGCTCAAGATGATCGAGGCTCTCGACTCAGGCGAACTGGACTGACGTGCCCAAGCAGCTCCCCAGCAGCGCAGTAGTCGTTGAGGGCGACATCGAACGTCGCATCATCTCCGTCTACACGCCGGACTTCTACAAGGACGATCCAGTCTTCGGGCCGAGTCTTGACCTGCTCAAGAACTCTATCCCGTTGATGGATTACCTGTTCGAGAAGGCCAACGCGCTTCCGCAGCTGGTCGACATCGACATGTGTCCGCTGGACCTGTTGAGCCATCTGGGCGCGCTGCTGGGGTACACGTTCAAGGGCAACGTCGACGGGGAGAAGCAGCGCAAGGAGATCGCCAAGCTGGTCTCCGTCTATCACATCAGGGGCACGTCGCTCTCCGTCGTCCGTGTCGTGCTGAACGCTGGGGCGAAGTACGGTGAGGTGTTCACCCCTTACGAGCACCTGTTCAGGTTGAGCGTCAGCAAGCTGTCCGGCGGAGACCGCTTCGAGGCCGGCACCTTCTGGCGCTGGGGCACCTACGAGGTCATCACCGACGTCGACTTCGCCCTGGCCTACGACGACATTCAGGACATCCACCCGGCCGGCACCAAGTGGTACGGCAGGCAGCTCGTGTACCTGGAGGACGAAGACCCTCCAACCCAGCAAGAAGAGAGTCCGACCGACACGTACATCTACCACGTGGACGAGTCGGTCTACTGCTCGCTCGCGGCTGACCAGTACGACGAAGGTGTCCTGGCCGACAAGCCGAACGGCTACTGGAAGCTCGACGAGCCGGCTCCGCTGCTGCCGATCACGGAGGAGAACCAGGCCGCCTACGGCACTGCCGTCTACGGCATCTCGACCTATAGCGGCGTCTTCGCCGGTCTCCCAGCCTACGACTCGTCAGGCAACAGCTTGAACGGTGTCTACAACAACGAGATCGAGCAGGTTGGTGTTGCCGACGGCGTGTCGACGACGATCCCCGACGCCCAGCTCTCGGTGACACCGGTGGTGCCAGGCACGGTCAAGCTGCTTGTTGCAGGCAAGCTGCTGACCGACAACGGTGCCGGCAAGCTCACCGGCGACGGCGTCGGGATGATCGACTATGAGACGGGCGACCTGACCAGTATCCAGTTCTTCGCCCCGCCAGGGCAGGGGCCTCTCACTCTGCCCCTGTTGCTGGCATCGGACACGCTGCCGGCAGTCACGCAGCCGCCGAACTCCTACTGGGACGCGGACACGGTTACCGGGGTCACCGGGGACAAGATCAGCAGCTGGAGCGACAGCAGCACCAACGGCCGCACAGCGACCAACGTCAACTATGCCGGGCAACCAACGCTTGAGGCTGGGACGAACAACGGGCACAACGCCGTCAAGTTCGATGGGAGCCAGTCACTGAGCTTCACGGCCGACGCGCTCGGCAACACGCACACCATCTTCTTCGCGGCCCGCTTCGATGACACGACCGGTATTCAGTATTTGCTGACCAACGCGGGCAACGCGTCCGCCCTGTGGTACGACGGCAGCGACTCGACCTTTCACTACAGCGCGGAGTCGCCGAACACGACGGCCACGGTGTGGACGTACCCGGTTGTGGCCGGCACCTGGTACCAGTTCAAGGTAAGGCGCAGCAATGCCACACAGGTGATCTTGGCTATCAACGGCTACCAGTTCACATCCGCCACGATCTCTGCGGCAACAGTATTCAGCCCGACCATCCTGGGGCAGGGCTTCAAGGGTGCGATCGGCGGGCTCGTGACGTACCCGTATTCAAGTGGACTCGAACAGAGTTTGGTAGAGAGGTATTTCGGCAAGAAGTACAACATCTCGACGACGCTTCTCTTCGAGGCGGACCCTGACACGATCGCCGCAGCAGACGGTGCTTCAATCAACGCAGAGTGGCAGCCGAAGCAGATCACCAACAGGAGTCTCAGCCAGAGCACCAGCGGAAAGCGGCCCACCTACAGGGCGGCCTTCAAGAACGGCCACGCCGCGGTGGAGTTCGACGGCTCCGGCACGCAGGATGTCTTGGCCTTGGATACCGGGCTCGGCCTGAGCACCTTCCACACCATCTTCGTCGTCTTTCAGATTGACACGATGGGCTCTCCGGGCACGGTGCACAAGATCCTTGGAGGCACCAACCTCTACCTGTCGTACACAGACAACGGGCTCTCCTCCAAGCTCACGTACTCGTCCGGTGTCAGTGTCGACGCACCTCAAGTGCTCACAGCTGGCAGGGTATACACCCTGGCGGTAGTTCGCAGCGACACCTCCATCAACTTCTACTTGGACAGTGTTGCCGCCTCGTCGACACTGACCTTGGGCGCCAACAACGCCGCCACGCTTTCGTACATCGGAGCCGACACCTCGGCTCCTACTACCGACAACCTGTACGGGAAGCTGCTGTACACCTCTGTCTACAAGGTGGCGCTCTCGTACGAAGAGGTGCTCAACATCTCCAGCTACCTGCAGACCAGGTACGCGACGGTCAACAAGCCTGTCCTGGCCCTGTACAACGACTACGTGCTCAGAGGCATCGACGGTGCGATCTCGCACATCGACCGGACCTCGGCCCGGTTCGGTTTCAGGGAGAGTCTGAACAAGGGTTTTGTCAAGCTGCCCGCCAGCGATCTTCTCAAGCCGCGGAAGATGGCCTACACGGTCGAGTGCTGGCTCAGAGTGCCGAACGGTGAGGGTGGCACCTACTACGGCAACAGGTGGACGCAGAGCGGTCTGAACTTTGTCTTCGACGCTCGCGTCAACCGCAGCAGCGGCCTGCCGGAGATCTACATCGGCGCCCCGATCGGTAGCAACGAGTACTTCCTCGCTGGACCAAACCCGATCTGGGACGGCAAGTGGCACCACGTAGTCGTCGCGCTGGAGCCCGACAGCACGTTCCTGAAGCTGTACGTGGACGGGGTCCAGGTTGCGGCGACCGAGTACAAGACGGTGGCCGACCTGAACGCCACGGGCAACTTCCTGATCGGAGCCCTCTCGGAGACGGCCCCCCAGGAGTACTTCCGCGGCGACATCGACGAGGTTGCGGTCTACAGGCCGACCTACGGCATGCTTGTCCAGGACAGCCTCGCCGCGGGCGACTCGACCAAGAGGTCGCAACCCTCCGCCCTCAGCGCGTGGGTGGGCGAGCTGGTCACTGTCAGCGACACCGCGCTGCCTTCGAGGCGGGTGTTCACCGTTTCCGACGGCTCACCAGTCTCAGACCGAGTCGTGGTCCGCATCCTGACCCCACGCTTCACAACCGTCATCGACACCCTCAAGGTTCGTGACGATGGCCCGACGGTGGCTTGATGCCAGTCCTCAGCAGCACACTGACACCGAACCGGATCGCCGTTCATTACCTCAACGGCGTCTGCGAGGTCGCCCTGGAGAGCCGGCGCAGCATGGGCATCGTGCGCGTCGCGGAGGCCGCCAGCCAGCTGCAGACCAAGGGCTTCACCATCGGTCAGAGCGAGCTTGGCAGCTTCGACACGCTTGGCGGGGCAGAGACCGGCTTCCTGGTCTCCGACCTGGACGCCAGGGCGGTCAAGAACCCTGGCGGGGTGCGTGACAACCTCGGCATCTCGGACACGGTCACGATCTCGCAGAAGCAGTTCAAGGTGGTCGACTTCATCAAGACGTCCGACTCGGTCACATCCAAGGTGACGACTCGTAAGACAGTTCTCATTGTTGATACTATCAAGGCGATCGAGTCGGTTACGGCGACTCACTCCTGAGGTGGTGAGAGGGGGCGGTGGTGGAAGAGAGTGACCTGAAAGTACGAGGCGAGGTCTCGTGCTGGGTGCTGCGCGACGGCGTCCCGGTTGAGCACAGCCACGTCAAGAACTTGGTGGTCAACGGCTCCAGGCCGTTCTTCGCCGACCTGATGCGCGGAGCCCCGTTCTCATCTTCGATCAAGGTGATCGCGATCGGTGACAGTGCCACACCAGCCCCAGCTATCACACAGACACAGCTCGTCAGCGAGCGTTTCCGTACCGCAGTCGCGGCGGCTGACACGGACACCCCGCTCTCGGCCAACCTGCTGGACACCGGCGGTGGGTCGACCAAGGTCGTCCTCAGGCAGGAGCTGAAGCCTTTCGCGTCCGGGGCTGGCATCGGTTACCCGACGTCCCCGCTTTCGAGCCAGGTGACCATCCGCGAGTACGGCTTGTTCGGTGACTTCATCGTCATCGCAGACCCAACCACGGCGCCCAGCTCGTTCACCACGACTGCAGGGGCGGTGCCAGCTGGCACGTACGACGTCAAGTACTCCTGGGCCAACGACACCGGGCAGACGCTGCTGTCTACCAACGCGGGCTCCATCGTTCTCGGCGGCACCGCCGGCTTCTCCTTCACCCTGCCGGCAAGGCCTTCAACGGCGAAGAAGACCAAGATCTACATCTCGACCGGTGGTGGCACGTACTACTACTACGACGAGACGACGGCCTCGACGTACACAGTCACGTCCCAACCCCCAACCGGGCCAGGGGGTACGCACCCAGGCATCAACACCTCGGCCCTCCCAGGTGAGACCAACACCGGGCGCATGTTGAATCGTGCTCTCATTGGCCCGCACACCCTCAACCCGTCTGGGGACTCGATCCTGGTGGAGGCCACAATCCTGTTCGGATGATGAAGCCGCAAGCCGAAGACATGGCCACCGTCGTCAAGCGCGAGGAACAGACGCGTTCCTGGGTGATCCGTGCGCCTGAAGCCGAGGAGCCTGAGCCTGAGAAGGGTGAGGACGAGTAGTGGGCAACATCAAGCAGTGCAGCAGGTGTAGAGAGGAGCGCCCCGCAGCGCAGTTCTCTAACTGCGCTGCGAACAAGGATGGGCTGCACAGGTGGTGCAAGAGCTGCAATGCGGAGCACGGCCGTCTGAAGAGGGGTACTGCCGATAGGGTCAGGAAAAATACCCTGGCAGTATTACCACAGCGTTGGCAGCGGGCTGAGGGCGAAGTTGGCGGCAAGGTGTGCACAGCGTGCTTGAAGTTCCAGCTGCTGGAGGTTTTCAGCAAGGCCAAGACGGGTCAGTTCGGCAGGATGCCGATGTGTAAGCTGTGTACCAACAGATACCGCAACGCTCGGCGTAAGGAGACCTGGTCCGAGAAGCAGTGGGCAGATCAGCTTGAGAAGCTGCGTGCTTGGAGGTCCAAGAACCCGAAGCGGCTCTCCTTCCACAAGCACAACCACGAAGCCCGCCGCAGGTCTCAACTCGCTACCGGGTTTGTTGATCACAAGGATCTACGCAGGCTGCTGAACAGGCATCAAGGTAGATGCTTCTACTGCAGCGCACCTGCCGACACGTTCGATCACGTAGTACCGCTTGTTCGTGGTGGAAGACACACTATCGGTAACCTGCTCCCAGCGTGTCGGTCATGTAATTCCAGGAAGCGGCACAGGATGCTGGTAGAGTGGCGCCAGCACACAGTGTTGAAGGTGGCGTAGAATGGGTAGCGTCAAAACAAATATCTCGAAATGGTTCGACTTCGAGGACGGTACTCGGCTCTACGCCGACACCAAACAGGGAGTTGACAAGCCGAACCTTGACGTCGCTCTTGAACAGTCGATCGGCAATGAGCTGGACGCATCGTTCGGCGCCATCTGCGGCGACACCGTTCTGAGTGACTCGGCTTGGAAGGTGGTGCCTGGGGCGACCAACCTGTCGGTCTCAGTGCAAGCTGGCCGAGCGTTCATCAAGGGTCAGCCTGCGGCTACCTCCGTCAGCTCCTCGGACATCGTGCTCGCTGCCAACACGGCGGCGATCAAGGTGTACGCGGAGATGGACAACACGCAGAACACCTTCAATCTGACGATCAGCGCCTGGACGCCGCGGTTCAGTTCGACGACCGGGGCGCTGCCGGCCAACAGTATCCAGCTGGCCACGGTCAACACGTCCGGCATCACTGCCAGCACGATCCCGCTCGCCAACATCACGGACACGAGGCCGATCCACGAACCACAGTCGGTGGCCGTGTCGCCGGTCACGGAGATCGTGCCCACAGAGACCGCCAAGAGCATCAGGCAGCTTGCAGGCATGCTGGCCTACAGGATTCGCGAGATCATCGGCTCTGCAAGTCCTCCAGGCGACTGGAAGGATGTCGTCCCGGCCAGCTTGTACACGATCTGGACCAAGTTCAACGCGACCACGGGCCACAAGCACACCGGTGCGGCCAACGACGCGCCCAAGATCGACGCGACGAACGTCAACTTCACCCCGCTCCCGGGCTCGACCGACACGGCCCCGGTGCTCGGCATCACGGCCAACACCACACAGCTGGCCATCGAGCAGTTGGCTGCCAGGAAGCTGAACCGCAACGGTACCAACGCCATGACCGGTGAGCTGATCCTGGCAGGCGACCCGGTCAACAACCTCGGTGCCGCGCCGAAGCAGTACGTCGACAGGCTGGTGAACATGAAGCAGATCGTCAACGTCGCGATGGGTGACCCTAACGCGGACTACTATACGGCCCCTCTCACGGAGCAGAGCGTGCTCGCGTCGCCGCTAACGATCAACGCTCAGGGGGGCCTGATCGAGTTTCGAGCCGGCGGTCAGATGCAGGCCCTCTTTCAGGGCGGCTTCGTGCAGCCGAACTTCTTGAAGTACGAGTTCAAGCTGTACCGCAACGGTGCGCTGCTCTTCACTGACTACGTGATCCCGTCGAGCCAGCTGATCGACCCGGCCATGCTGACCAACCCGGTCATCATGTTTTTCGACATCCCGACCTTCTACGACAAGCCGGGCGGCACGACGACTTCTCCTCTGGCGACCACCTACGACTTGAGGATGAAGATCACGGTCAACCTCACACCGTACAGTCCGTACTACGTCCCTGGGCTGCTCGGAAACCGCTGGTGGGCGATCGAGTCCTGAACGATGGGCAAGATCACCAAGGTAGGCCGCGTCCAGCGCGGCATCGACTTCAAGCGGCGCCGGCTCTCGATCTGGCTCGGCATCGGGCGCACGACCGTGTGGCCGGACGAGTCTGAGCCGCCTGTCGAGGACGTCACCGCGACCACGGTCGAAGAGCTGTTCGGCATGAAGAGGTTCACCGAGGCCTGCCTGGTGACCAAGGATGTGAACGGCTCGATCCTCTTCCAGGGAGAGTACTACAAGAAGCTGTCGGACTCAGAGGCAATCGCGTTGCAGGCGACCGACTTGTACGTGCGCTTCGACCTGCAGCCCGACGAGTTCCCTGGGATCGACTACCGCCAGATCGGTGTGTTCGTTGACTCGCAACCGAAGAGCGGGTTCCAGAGCTATCTGGCCTTGCAACCTGTGAACTTCGACAAGCTTGGGCAGCTGATCTACCTGAGCAACGAGGTAAAACGGAGCAGGTACACGAACACAAGGCATTTGGTAGAGTTGATCATTCCAGGCTGAGCCACGAGATAAAGCCATACTTCCTGGTTGCTGATGGGCCAGGAACGGAGAGGTAAATGGCTAGAGATAGAGCACTACCAGCGAGAGGGTCTACCAGCCAGGTAGGTGATGAAGTCCTCGGCGCTCCGATCGCGCTTGCTGGTGTTACATGGTCGGCAGGCGACCGCGATATTGTCGATCGTGTCCGCCCCGCCCTTCGAAAGCGGTACGACGTGGTCTCGGCAAGCTGCACGCACGATC